TACGGTGTCTTTAACATCGGATCTATAATCAATTCCACTTGGTGTTATACTCTCACTTGTTGTATCTGTAACAGTATCCGTAACAACTGGTTCAATTCCTGGTACCTGTGGTACTACTCCGTATTGGGGATAGTTTAATTGTGGATTGGGTTGAGCCTGGTAAGGAAATTGACTAAAGGTAGAAAATCTTGGATCAAGATTGGCAATTTGCTGTTCCGTCAATCCACTTTGTAAGAGTGTATTGTAGTTTGGAAGTGAATAGGTGTAGTCATACAGTCCAAATCCTGGCTGTCCTGTTCCCAATAATCCTGCAATTTGTCCGTTAGCCATTATATTCCACCATTGGTCTTGATTAAGGCAGTCTCAATCTCTGCAGCTTTACGTAATTCTGTTGAATCAAGCTTTTCTGCTTCAATTTTCAGTTTAGTTTCTAGTTCCATTTCCTTCATTTTCAGCTTAACCATGAGTTCTTCCTGTTTTTGTTTGAACTGAGCTATGGCTTTTTCCTTCTCTAATTGTAGTTCCGCCATTGCAGCCTGTATCACAGGGTCTGGTTTAGGTGGTTGAGGAGGTGGTGCTGTTTCTGGATTGACAAAAAATGGCTCTGCTGACTTGAAACCAGCATTAATAACCAGTTTTTCAAGCGTATTATAGATTTTTTGTTCATCTATGAGACGTCCATAACCACCATTTTTGATCAACATTTGCTGAATATTGAGTATTTGTGCCAATAAATTCACTCGTTGATCGGTGTTTCCTGTTCCAAGACCAACTTGAATGGATACATCCATGTCATAGTTCTGCCAGTCTTTTGGATTCATTTTGTAGAACTGATTGCGAAGCCTGATGGTTCGTTCCTCATCCTGATATTTTGTTACGAGATGCATGATGTTACGAAACATATCCTTCACACCCGTTTCTGCAAAGATACGAGCTATCAACTCAATACGTTGAGTTGCAGCATTAACCATTGCATTTACGCCTGTGGCTGTAGTGTGCGACTTTTGTATCACATTTGGATCGGCTCCCATCTGAGATCGGGAAATTCCTGTACGTGCCTCTTTCAGTTGGTCAATTTTTTCCAACATGGCAAGACCTTCATTCAAGAAACTAGGAGTTGCCAAAGGTGTTACCGCTCCTGGTCCTTTCACTCGAATAATTCCACCAGGTCGTGATGTAATTAGGTCATCCAAATTCACTTGTCCATCAATGACAACGTTTCTTGCATTGTTCTGCAAATACATATTGTCCATTGTCTGGCGAAGCACCGTTGATTTTATCAGTTGGAGATCCATGACCAAATCCGCCACACTCATTCCAAAGAACAAGTGAGGCATTGGAATTGGAGTTACCATGGAAAATGGAATGTCATCTATTGGTTCATTATCCAATATGTGATTTCTATTTCCAGCCATCGTAATTTTACGTAGCTGTGCTTTACCGTTTTTGTTGTAATCTAACCGAGCGTAACATTCCATCAGTTCTATGTAGTCCGTTGACTTGTCAATGGATTGAAATTCTATCTGTGGATCTGCTGTTTCGTATAATTCTCTAGTTGTGTGTTCCTGATTGTAAAAACTGTTTGTATAAGTTGGAAGCTTGTCAACAACTTTTTTGGAATATCCCATGTCCAAAAGCTGAGTACGAGTTCTGAATAAGCGATGTGCAAAGAATTGGGCATCCTGAATGTTCACTGCGTTACGTGCAACATACACATCCTCTGGAGCAACACTATCAACTTTTACTCGACCTACCTTCTTTGTCCGTGTAATCTTGACATTGTGAATAAATTCTATGCCTATGTCTGTCTCTACCTCTTCCTCGTCATGTTCGTCTATACTCACCTCATCATCAATTTGTAAGGCTTGAAATTCAACGTCTGTAAGTTGTTGATATTCTTCTTCTATTTTCTTTTCTTCTTCCAGCCAAAAATGTTTGACGAAACCATTTTTCTGTAAAAGAGCATCCTTGAATAAATTATATAAAATGAGAAAACCTGGATTGTCCTTCATAAAGACATAGTTCACATAATCGGTGCACTGATCTGCAACCTGCTGATCCTCTGGACCCTTGGGTTCAAATCTTACGATCTGCTCTCCAGCAGTGAAAATGCGTAGCAAAGACGGTAAAATGCTTTCAATCACTTCTAGTACGTCTTGGGATACTACTTGTGATCGACCTTCAACTTCGTTACCGTATGGTTCTCCAAGATAGTATTTAAAGGCAGCTCTACGTTCCTGTGGAATTTTGCCTGATAGATATCCTAGTGATTGATCGAGTTGTTGACCGAGCAAAGCGAGTATCTCTGAATCTCGCATTTTTGCCATGATTTATTAAGCTTTTCCCCAGATTTTAGCGTGTATCCTGTCTGGATCAAATATTTTACCACGAGTTAGATTTTTGGTTGTTGCCCAAACTTTTGGTTCACTTGGTACGGCTGTATATTTTCTTTTGTCGTTTGGTTGCGCTTCCGCATCCATACGATTGATAGTCGCATCATATCCAGCTACTCTGTACTTGCTGCGTTCAGAACCTGGTCCAAATCTCAATCTTCCATGATATTTTTTTCCGCTTGATGTTCCCATTATTTCTCCCATCTTATTACTAAAGGCTGACCATCAGCCCCTACGAGTTCTTGTTGTTGTCTGTCTCCATACACTTTTGGCACGAGCTTACTTGCCGTCCAATGTGCATCGTGCATCAGAAGTTTAAGTGCATGAGTTTCCTCTAGCCCTACACGTCCACGCTGTTTGGAGCGTTCATACGTATCAAGAGCCTTTTTTCGATTGTCGGAGAGTATATACTCAATGCCCTCCTGTTTTGCTCTACTGTACTTTTCCTGAAATCCCTGCTTTGTCTTGTTCCATGTTCGTATTGTTTCCCAACTGGGCATAGCTTTGTCGGATGTAATGGATCGTATTGCTTCACCACAAGCGAGGCGATCGCAGATTTTCTCCACTAATTCCTCACTATATATTTCTGGTCTTCCTGCCGTCATACTATTCCCATCTTTGGATATTTTATGTTACTTGCAAACTGAGTGGACTGATTCAGCCCTACTGCGAGATAGCGAAACGCGTCGGCGCCATGAGATGCCCACGTATGCTTTGGCTTGTTCTGAATGTGCCCTGTTCTGTCGTTCCGTTCCCAGGCGTATTGGCGTAATGCCTCGAGTCCTAGTTTGCATTTTTCCTTGTCAAAGTAGCAACGTGGCAATATCATGCGTGCTGCGTTGATGCCATCCTCGATACTCAGCTTTGGAACAATGGTAAAATAGAGTCCAAGATTGTTTGCAATCTCCACTCTGCTTTGCCCTGATCCCAATTCCCTCACTTTTAAATCATGAGGTCCGTAGTGATTGTCATACTTGAAATCCTTGCTCGCGAGATACTTGACATAATGCTCCAAGCTCTGGCCTGAGTTTTCATAGTATTCAATCAGATGAATGCGATTTCCCACATTCTGTGCAAACCAAATTGCTGTTGCGTCCCCAATGCCCAAGTCCCAATACGTGTTGACTTGATACTGTGGATCATACTCGATTTGCGTAATCTGGCCCTTGTCGGTAATATCCGACATTGCGCGGGTATAGACACCTCCAAGAACGCCTGCGTCAAAGGAGCATTCAAACTCCTGCTCATACTGTTCTGGAGACATGAGAGCCTTTGAGGCTTCTAACTCCTCCTCATCTATGATTTTCGTATCACTCGCCTTGAATACAGAGGAATACCAATCCTTTGATGTACGTGCGTTTTCAAAAAGATCAAAGAACGCGTTATGGCCTGCTGGAGTTCCAATTGCTATCAGCCATCCCTTTCTGTCAGACAGAGCGGGGCGTAGAACCTCCCAGATTGCTGGGGGCATCATCGCGATCTCGTCCACCACGATTCCATCGAATCGCATGCCACGTAGATTCTGATATGCGTCTGCTCCGAAGCACTGTATTCTTCTCTTTCCAGGAAGATCAACTCTTAATTCTGTTTCATGATAGTGAACATTGGGGATGGTTCCTGTGTACTCCATGAGATAGCTCCAGGCTGTTTGTTTCGCCATCCGATAGGTTGGCGCGATATAGCCGTATTTTGGGCTTGACAGAGTATTCGTCATGCATTTTCTTATCAGTTCATTAAGAACAAGGCAGGTTTTTCCAAACCTACGGTGTGCGACAAGAACGTTCCACCTTTTCAGGTTGTCATGAATTATCTTCTGATGTTCCCTTGGTTTGTATGGTATCGTTATTTCCACTCTTGTTCCTGTTCAACACTCTCCAAATGCTCGCGACTTCTCGTTCCTTTACGACACCACGTCCACTCTCACTATTCGTTGGAGCTTCAGGCTCGTCAAGTCCCAAGATGTTCTTGGCGAAATGATTCTTGAAATTGTTGTATTTTGTTGTTCTCGGGTTTGCCCTTTTCTTGTCTGGAATCACCTTTGATCTAAACATTGGTGTTCTCAAGTTCTTAGCTACTGGGTTTGACTTTCTCATCTAGGCCCCACAACTAGGACAGTCATCTGGACATTTACAGTCCTCTTTTGATTCCGCCCCACAGACTGTACACTTTTCATCCATCTTCTTTTCCCTCTCTCTTTTTGTTATATAACTCTCAAATGAGTTCGTTTTCTGACTTAACAGTACATTCATCCAATTATTCATCTTTTATCTCTCTACACGTAAATTTAAGCTTTTAAAAGGCTATATTCAGACTGGGTGTAGTTATTGTATGGGTTGGATCGACATCTCTACAGCCAGAATGGGTGTTCCCACTTTCTTTACATAGTTTACAGATTTACAGATAATTTGTAAAAAAGTAAAGCCTTTACAAATTTAGAATGATTCTAAACTGTATTCGTTCCCCTTTTGTTCTTATTTGTTCAAAGCTGTAAGAGTTCATGATCTTTTCTTCTATTATTGTCAGTTTAAGTTCAAACTAAAACCAAAACAACACAATTCAAGCTCTTTCAAGCTCTTTTATATGTCTTTCGTGCTAAAAATTTCTTATTTTTAGTGATATTCTTCACTTATTTCACTTATTTCATTGATTATTGAAACAATTTGATCATTTAAACGTCTTTATACTTGTAATAGATTATCTTTATCATTATATGATATAAGAAGAAACATTAACAAAAGGAATTATTATGTTATCTACTGAAGAAAAGAAGAAGAATACATTTGAAATACATATCTTTGATGCTCTAGGATTTCCTAAAGCTAGAAGTGAAAGCTTTACTGTGAAAGATATTGTTGATCAATATAGAAAAGATTTAGAAGATCATGAGTTAAATGTCGAAAAC